TATCGGTTATATATCTATCAGATAATTTAACAATAATTTCAACCACACCATCATCATAATGTACTTTATGAAAATTTTCATATGAAGTTTTCAAGTTTTCTAAAATCTGAATAGTTTCATTTATTGTTGGTTCTTTTAAGATAATTTTTTGGAATCTTCTTACAAGAGCCCCGTCTTTTTCAATGTGTTTTTTAAACTCATCAAAAGTTGTTGCACCAATACATTGCATCTCCCCCCTCGCCAAAGCTGGTTTAAGTATATTCGCAGCATCCATTGCTCCACTTGCATTACCGGCACCAACCATTGTGTGTAACTCATCAATAAAAATAATAACATTTGGTTCATTTTGTAGTTCGTTTAAAATTGCTTTTATTCTCTCTTCAAATTGTCCCCTATACTTTGTTCCCGCCACCAATGATGTTAAATCAAGTGACATTATTCTTTTATCTAAAAGATTAGTGGGACAATCACCTTTTACTATCATTAATGCAAGTTTTTCAACTAATGCGGACTTACCCACACCAGCATCACCAACGATAACTGCATTATTTTTCTTTTTTCTAGAAAGAATTTGTGCAATTCGTTTAACTTCTTTGTCTCTTCCAATAACAGGGTCAATTTTACCCTCCTCAGCTAACTTATTTAGGTCTCTTGAAAAATTATCAAGAATCGGTGTAGTTGAACCTTTTTTGGTTCTTTTAGGGTTTGAAACCGGCCCATCTTCGAAAAAATCTACTGACATATTATTTATAATTTTTATAAAGATACTAAAATTTTATATAAAAAACAAATGTTGGGTACCATTTCATTCACAAGTATTCAACATTATTGGTTTTTTATTTGATATTTATTGTTTATATTACCAAATAAAAAACACTATGGGTATTATTTCAGAAAAAATTGAAGGTAAGATGATTGAGGTAACTATCTCATCGTCAAATCTTAAATCAGCAAAGTTCAACACAGAGGATGAAACTCTATTGATGGAATTCAATAACGGCTCTATTTATGAGTATGAAAAAGTTCCTTGGGAAACTTTCACTAAGTTCAGAATGGCTGAATCACAGGGAAAATACTTTAACGGAAACATTTCAAGAACATTTAAATATAAAAAGGTACAATGAGTTTATTTGAGGAACTAATAGAGGATAAAGACGCAGACAAAGAGATTGTTAAATCTTTTGAGTCAAAAGATTCTTTGCCCGATACTATTTTTTCTAATGATAACGGTAACCATAAATTAAAAGATGATGTTAGAAAAAAATTATTGGAAATCTCTAATGAATTCCTAGAATTTATAGGTATTGATTTTTTTGTGTTTGATATTGTTTTAACAGGTTCATTATCTAATTATAATTGGTCAAAATATTCCGATGTTGATATACACATATTAATAGATTTTGATGAATTTAGTTCGGGAAAAGTGAGTTCTGAGGTTTATATGACAATCGTAAAAGAGTTTTTTGATTTAAAAAGACGACTTTGGAATAGTTCAACTGATATTGTAATTAAAAACTATGAAGTTGAATTGTATGTACAGGATGTTGATGATAAACATCTATCATCTGGTGTATATTCAATATTAAATAATGAATGGGTTATTGAACCTCAGAAATCAAATCCAAAAATTGATGACAAGATAATCCTTGAAAAGGGTGAAGAATACGCAAAACTTATTGACGACCTTTCTGAAAAATCAGAACAGGGTAATGACATCACAAAAGATTTAAACGAATTAAAATCAAAAATAAAAAAGTTTAGACAGAGTGGGTTAGAAAGTGGTGGGGAATACTCATATGAGAACCTAACCTTCAAACTATTAAGGAGAAATGGGTATATTGAGAAATTGATGAATATCAAAACTTCTATTAGAAATAAGAAATTGTCCCTCCCACAATAGAAAACTTAAATTTTTTTCCTATATTCATGTATTTATAGGATAACGAAGAATAACATATTTAACAATTAACAAAAATGGCAGACTTAAAACCACTAGGAAGTGAGAAACTTAACGGAGACGATAAACTTAAACGTATCCTTGAGTTGACTTATTACGGTAATAAACAAAATACCACGTCATCATCATCAACATCTAAAGTTGAACGTATAACAGAATCATCAAACGGTGTTTTTGGTATCGTTAAAGAAAAAGACGGTTACTATGTAAAAAAAGGATTAAATGAAAACACCCTTGATTATATCGGTGGTCTTTTCATGAAAAACAAAAACCGATTTAATTCATATGCGGATGCTGATAAAAGAATGAACCTATTAAGTAGTTCGGAATTAAACGAAGCAACAAAATATGTTTTAAAACAAAATAAACCAGAATCTGAACCAATGCCACCGGCTGACGATATGGGAGCAGAAATGCCACCTATGAATTCAGAACAACCTATGAATGAACCTTTACCTTCGGATGATATGGGTGCTGAAATGCCACCTTCAGATGATATGGGTAATGAAATGCCACCTTCAGATGAAATAGGTGGAGAAGCAAAACCTTCAGATTATATGGCTGAGGTTCAAAAATTCTCAGGTAAATTAGGTCAAGAATTAAGAGACCAAAAATCTAAAATGGAAAGTGACGATATAAAATACGTACTTAACATGATTATTTCAGCTGTTGATTTGAATAAACTTGAAGATGAAGATATTGAAGAAATAGGTAAGAAATTTGATAGAGATGTCGAAGAAGATGCTGATTCCGATGTTGATACATCTGATGTTCCAGTAGATGATGAAGCTGCACCATCAGAACCAACAGGTGATGAAGAATTGGGTGAAACAATGGATAAATTACAAGAATTCTTAAATATGCCGGCAGTACAAGATGAAGTTGATTTATCAAAATACGCTGATTTAGGTACTTCAAATGAGGAAGAAATAAAAGAATTAGATTTGGACGAAATTAAAAGTGAAATTAACAAAAGTATTTCTGAAACTTTAGGAAAATATTTCAAGTAAAATGCGTTTAATATATGTTAATGAGATTGGTTCCGATTACAAAGGTCAAAAACAGTACGAATTTATCTTTAGTGATAGTGCAGAAATTGACATGGAAGAATGGTTCGATATACCAGCCTCATCAACAGTAAGTCCTAAATCTCCGGATGTGAAATATATAGACCAAGTTGGTCTTTTACGTGACACCGATGTAGTTTTTGAATTAATACAAAATTCTGACTATTTCGGTGTTATTGATGCTGTGGATGGTATAATTGCCATGGCTTGGGAGAAATCAAACTTCGATATGGAGGATGATAGATTATTTTTCCGTTTTGGTGAATCATACGAAAAAGTAATAGATAAACTAAAATCGAGAGATTTAAAATTAGAAAAACAAGATTTAAAATTTAAAATATCATGACAACAAGAAAAGAATTTGTAAGAAAATTATTATCAGAGGGGTTTAATAGAAGTACCATCATTATGATGAGTGATAACGAACTTAAAACCTTATGTAAAACACTATTTAATGAAAGTGTTATGGTTAAAGCTGGTAGTCCAACTGCATCCGTGGATATCGCAAACGCAAAAAAACAAGGTAAAACTATTGAAACTTACGAAGGTAAAGAAGATGTTTGTCCTATTTGTGGAATGAAAGAATGTTCATGTAAAGATAAAAAACATGGAAAGAAAACAAAAAACATAAAAGGAAAAAAAGAAAATACGGAATTATCAGAATGGGTGTTATCTTTGGCGGAAAGTAAATTTACAAAATTCACATCTAAAAAAGATATTATGGGTATTATTAATGAAAAGGTAATGACAACATCAAATCCAATGCCAGACAACGGTGTTCCCAAATTTATGACATATGATATGATTAAAGGTAATCAACCGTCAACCGCTCCGTCACCAAATCAACCTGAAGTTTTACCTGATGCACCACCAAGAGAAAAACCAGATAAACCTAAAAAAGGAAATCCTTATCAGCCAGGTCCTGGTACTGACCCTAAACCTCAAGCATCAACGAGAAAAAAAATAAATAATTAAAATGGAATTTACTAAAAAAAATTTGTTATCTTTACTCAAAGAAAATATTGAAGAGATGGCAATGAAGTACGGTGATGATGATGACGGGTCTAGACCCCATGGCGATGTTACACGTCCTTTATCAACGGGTGATACACCTTTAAAAAAGATACCTTTTCCTCAAACAGGAGATGAAAATACAAATTTTCAAGAACTATTAGCGTCTGAAAGATACAAGCAAGTTGTTTCCAATGTAAGAAACTATACTGGTATTAACACACCACTAACAGGGGATTCAAATATTATGCCGTTAGCACAAATGATGATGACCGCACATAATCAAATAATCCAAACTGAAAACGAACATAGAGGAGAATTAGAACAATTAGCAATAGAATTGGTAATGAAAGAAATGAAGATTCCCGAGGGTGCATATCAATTTGATGCAAAAATTGTTGGTATGGGTGAAATTGATATGAGTGATTTTAACAGAGAAATACAACAACAACCAAATATTGAACCTGTTGATATTGAAAAAGATTTGATGGATGAATTGGAAACTATGACCCTTGAAAAGGCTAAAAGAAGAATGATGAATGCAATGGGTCAAGGAATAGCCGAAAAAGGTCACTATATGTATTTATTGGTGCCAGATAGAATCAGAGAAATTACAGGTTCGGAAAATTTAATTGCCCAATATGGTATTTTAATGTCAATCAATGATTCTCTTTATTGGCAACTAAGTGATGAAACCATGAAACAGATGATGGGAGGTGAAGGTGGAGGAGGTTCTGTCGGTGGTAAACAACAAGTTAGAAGAAACACCACACCCCCAACGATTATCGCTAGAGGTATAAACTTCCCAATATTAGTTCATGAATTAATTAAAGGTATTGTGGAAGCATTTAAATTAAAAGGAAGACCAAAAGATGCGGAAGGTAATGAAGACAATGAAAAATGGTCTGAAATTAGTGATTCTGAAGATACATTAGAAAAAGAAATTTGGGATATACGTTTAGGTCCACCAATTTGGGATAGAATCAGAAATCAATATCCTGAAGATATTTTAACAGATGATGATAAAGTTGAGTTACAAAATTATTTGATAACTACGATTTTCGAATTGAAAGCAAAACCCTTCTTAGTTTTTATGAAAGAAGTTCTAAAAGGAACAGAAAGTGGTCAAAGATTAATGAATGAATTAATGGAAGGTATTGACCAAATGTTTAGAGACCAAGATTATCAAGATGCAATTGATGCATTTAATGACGATTTAAATGATGTAGTGGAAGATACAGATAATAATGAATTAAAAAAATTCTTAAAAGATTTAAATATCGGTTTATTGGATGATGATGGTTTGGATGATTTATTGGGGCCGGGGATTAGAAGACCTGATGACGATAATCAATAATATTTAAAAGGAGGTTTTTACCTCCTTTTTTTGTATTTATATATATGAATAGTAAAATAGAACAATTAAAAGAGTATGCTCGTATCATGAAAGATACCCCATACGCTTTAAAAACATATCTACAGACTTTCGATAATACACAAAAAAAATATGTTCCATTGGAATTGTTTCCTGACCAAATTCAACTATTAGAAGATTATGAGAATTACAATGAGAATATTACAAGAAAATATAGACAGGCTGGTGTAACAACGGTAACAGCAGCGTGGGTTTCTAAAATATTACAATTAGCAAAACCTGAAAATCCAGAAAGGGTTCTTATTATTGCAAACAAAAGAGATACAGCAATTGAGATGGCTAACAAGGTTAGACATTTCATAGACCAATGGCCGGAATGGATTAATGTTGGATTCTCACCCGATAAAAACTCAGAAAGTAGATTTAGATTAAATAATGGATGTGAGGTAAAAGCCGTAGCGACATCTGCGGATGCGTTACGTGGTTATACACCAACTATTCTAATATTTGACGAGGCTGCATATATTGAAGCTGGTGATGATTTTTGGGCAGCATCTATGGCGTCCCTATCAACGGGTGGTAAGATTATTCTTATCTCAACACCTAACGGTTATGACCCAATTTATTATGGTGTATACGACCAAGCAATTCGAGGTATAAATGATTTTCATATTACCGATTTAAGATGGTTTAAAGACCCTCGTTATACTAAAGACCTAAAATGGGTTAAGTGTAGTGATATCGTTCATTACATGTTAAATAGAGAACAGTATATCGATGATGATGTTGTTCTTTATGACTTCGACATTGAAAAATACCAAGAGTTACATGAACTAGGTTATAAACCCTATTCATCATGGTTTGAATCCATGTCTAAAAAATTCAAATACGATAGAAGAAAAATAGCACAAGAATTAGAGTGTGACTTTTTAGGTTCAGGAGATGGTGTTATTCCAGGTGAAATACAGGAAAATATTGCAAAGAATATGATTCGAGTACCAAAGGAAAAATACATGCAAGGTACATTCTGGCATTGGAAAGAACCTATTCAAGGTCACAGATATATTATGGGTGTGGATGTAAGTAGAGGAGATAGTGAGGATTTTTCTTCAATTAATGTAGTTGACTTTGACGATAGAGAACAGGTTGCTGAATATATCGGTAAAATACCACCTGATGATTTAGCGTCAGTTGCATATAAATGGGGTATATTATATGATGCATTTATTGTAATTGATATTACCGGAGGTATGGGTGTTGCAACATCAAGGAAGTTACAAGAATTAAATTATAAGAACCTTTATATTGACGGGGTTAATACTAAAAATATATGGGAATATAATTCAAAAGCCATGGAGAAAATTCCTGGTTTGAATTTTAATAATAAAAGAACACAAATTGTTGCAGCATTTGAGGAACAACTTAGAAAAGGTTTCTTAGTTAGGTCAAGTCGTTTATTAAATGAATTAAACACCTTTGTTTACATGAATGGTAGACCTGACCACATGAAGGGAGCACATGATGACTCAATAATGAGTTTATCAATGGCACTTTATGCTGGAGATATGTGTTTTAATCAATTACAAAGAAGTGAAGCGTCAAATAAAGCGATGTTAGAATCGTGGACTGTTACCGAAAGAACATATGAACCAAATAAGTCTTTTTATTCTTATGGTACAGCATTTGACCAAATTGGTTCTATGGGTATGGATAACCATCCTGCGTTTCCACAACAAAATGGGAGTTCAAAAGAACAATATAAAGAGTATGCATGGTTATTTGGTAAAAAGAGATAAACCTTTATTATGATGAATAAAATACTTATATTCTAAATCAAAACTATTTATATACATGGCAACAGATAATAAAACAGTATTTCAAAGACTCACACATATGTTTGGGTATCCCGGTAAAACAAAGCCAGAGGAAGCCCCATCTTATAATTTTAACAAGGATGAGATACTAAAAACAAACAGTAAAGAAGAATACGAAAAAGCGTTATTACAAGCGCAACAATCGGAATATATTGCAGATAAATGGACTAAATTAGACCAATCACTTTATAACCAATCGGTTTATTATGAACCAAATAGAATGTCAGCTTATTATGATTATGAGTCTATGGAGTTTACTCCCGAAATATCGGCATCACTTGACATTTACGCAGAAGAATCAACAACACTATCCGAAAAAGGTGAACTTATCACTATATTTTCCGAATCAACAAGAATTAAGGAAATCCTTACCGATTTATTTAAAAATAGATTAGACTTAAATACCAATCTACAAATGTGGACAAGAGGTATGTGTAAGTATGGTGATGATTTTGTTTATTTAAAAATTGACCCAGAAAGAGGTATTATAGGTTGTCAACAATTACCTAATATTGAGATTGAAAGATTAGAAGGAAAAGAATCTAAAACTCCAGGTCAACAAACAGCAATGAATTTACCCTCAAGAGAGTTGAGATTTAATTGGAAAAACAAAGATGTTGAATTTCAAGCTTGGGAAATTGCCCATTTTAGATTATTGGGTGATGATAGAAAATTACCATATGGCACATCAATGTTAGATAAAATCAGAAGGATTTGGAAACAATTACTTCTTGCTGAAGATGCTATGTTAATATATAGAACCACAAGAGCACCTGAAAGACGTGTATTTAAAGTTTTTGTTGGTAACATGGATGATAAAGATATTGAGGCTTATGTTCAACGTGTAGCTAATAAATTTAAAAGAGACCAAGTGGTTGACGCAAGGAATGGACAAGTGGATATGAGATACAATCAAATGGCTGTAGACCAAGATTTTTTCATACCTGTTCGTGATGCCGCTCAAACAAGTCCAATTGAAACATTACCCGGAGCACAAAACTTAGGGGAAATTGCGGATATTGAATATATCCAAAAGAAGATGTTAGCAGCATTGAGAATACCTAAAGCGTTTTTAGGTTTTGAAGAAGTTGT